ACGCGGGGTATTACATAGTGAATTACACGAACAACGACTTCCTGGCGCGGTATTTCACTTATCCGAAATTAAAGCAGTATGAAGTGTGGCTGGCTAAATGGAATACCGAGAAGCCGATTAATGTCACGGGATTATGGCAGAACGCGGTAGGCAAAGCAAATACTGTTCCGGGCATAAAAGGCGAAATCGACATGGATATGTCATTTAAGGATTATCCGGTTATCATACGCGCTGCGGGGCTTAACCGGCTTGGAACGCAAAGTGTTCCTGCGGACAAGCCTGTGATATATTCGCCTGTTGTTATTCCTCCGGCAGCAAAGTCGTTATTCAAAGAGGGCGACATCGTCAAGGTTAAGAAGCCTATAATCTACGGCACAACAAAGCGGTTCGTCATGTTATTTCGCGACTATAACGTGATAGGCACGCCGAAGGGTGACAGGGTTGTCATCGGTAAAAAGGGACGCATTACAGCGGCTGTGGCGGCAGAGAACCTTGAAAAATTTAAATGAGAATTCAGGGAAAAAGCAGTCAAAAGCGTTAACCAAAGCTGAGCAGATACGGTTCCTCAAAAAAGTTATAATATTCTGTTTCGGGTACATAATCGTCTTCAGCGCGGCAATGGTTATCATTTACTGCGTTAAAGGCGATTACCCTGAAACGCTTGTGACCGTAACGTTCGCGTACTTCAGTCTGGAAGTCGTCGCGTCAAGTCTGATAAAGATATTTGAGAAAAAGCCTAAAGAGATTCCGCCGCCGGAAGACGATGCGGAAAGAAATTATGAGGATTATAAATGATAGATATTACACCGATTATAAACAGTCTGATATTGGTCTTAGCTGCAGTTATTACGGTAATATTGATACCGTATATCAAATCTAAGACTACCGAAACACAGCAGATGATTATTGCCGCGGTTGTACAGACGGCAGTGTTCGGATTCGAGCAGATCGTGGTTGGAGAAGGCCGGGGCGAGGAAAAGTTTCGATTGGCAATACTTAAGATACAGGCCGATTTAGCAAAGTATAAAATAGCGTTTAATTCAGAAGAAATCAGACTGCTTATCGAGGCTGCCGTTAAACAGTTGAATATTGAGCAATCTGTGATGTCGCCTTTGAAGGAGTGAAACATTATGCCGGGTAACCTTCTCTTTGCAAATCGCGAATTTCCGCAGGATCCGAAAGACACGAAAGCGATACTCAATTACTTATATATGCTGCAGGAGGAACTGCGGTATACTATGGGGAATATGAGCGGCGACAATTTCAACGATACGGGGCTGACGGATTTATCGAATATTGTCACGCATGATTTATCTATAACGGTTCAGAATGCCGTTGATAGTGTTGACGCGGTTGCAAGCAGTGTCGTGACTCTTCAGGGTGAGGCGACTGATCAGGGGGCGGCGTTAACCTTGCTGGCGGGGTATACGGGGCAGAGCGGAGTAGTGACTATCGCTACAACGGCGGCATGGAACGCGCTATCGCCTAAAGTCACAACGACAATATATTATGTTACGCAAACCGCAAAGTACATGAAATGGAACGGTACGGACTGGACTGCCTGCAATAATATCGCAGAGGCATCGTTTACACTGGCGGCGATTAACGGGTTATCATCGGCTTCTATTATTGCCGACAGGATTAACTTTACGGGATTCACAACGTTTCTTACCGCCGCGGATGTGGGAGCAGGCGGTTCAACTGTGATTGACGGCGGACGCATAAGCACAGGGACATTGTTTACTGAATCACTCGCTGCCGTGGAAGCCGATGACGGATATGACTATATTGCAATGCAGGACGGCTTTGATTTCCGCAACGCAAGTTATATGCCGTTCACGAATGCGTCTTATGTTCCGTGGAGCAGAAGCATACAGGGGCTTCACGCGCTGGTGTTTCACGGTGACGCGGTATTGGACGCTTACGGAGCAGGAACAGCCGGTAACGCTCCTACGGCTGTTACAGGTTATATCAGGAATATACAGTCTAATACAGGTGCGGTAACTCAGTCAGGTGTTGAAATTATATCAGCGCGTACTCTTAAACTTGAAGCGCAGGCAATAGGCGGAGCAACTTCAGGCGCAGGTGTGGCAATATTCAGCAGAGGGCTTAACGCATTAGCGGAAGGCGAATACAGTTACGAGTTGTTGGTAAATGACACAGGAATATATGCGTCAAAGTTTCGAAAAATATCCGGTGTTGTAACGGCACTTGACACTACAACGCTTTATTCTTAAAGGAGCATCAATGAAAATAGAAGTAATCTCAACGGAATATGACTTGCATCAGCGCATTGACACGGTAAAGCATACCTATAATTTGTCAGATGATTATATAAGACTCGGACAGTTGTATTACACTCTCGGCATATCAATATCAAAGGGTGAATCAACGGACAATATCAACGCGTTGATTGCCGCTCAGCATGAAATAATTAAAGGTTACGGTGATGTTTAATGCTTCCGGTATTGCAGCCGAACAATATAGCAAGGCATAATATATCGCAGTTCGGCGGGTTTGACGTCCGTGAAGCGGCAGGGGAGCAGGGTGCCTCTGCCATGACGAATATGTCATCGGACAGGTATCCTTATGCGGCGTCACGCAAGCTCCGGTACAGGACGGCGACAATCGGGGGTTCTCCATTGACGGCTTTCGGCGCGTCGGACAAAACTTATCATGTGGTGGGTACGACGTTTTTTTATGATGGGGTTTCAAAAGGAACGGTGACCGCGGGGGTAAAAGTGTTCGCGGCGTTGAACGCTTATATCATAATTATGCCGGACGAGAAGTATTACAATGTTGTCCTGGACGAATTCGGTTCGCTTGAAGCAACCTGGACGGGCACAATAGCATTCGCGGACGGACATTTATACGGCGAAGACGCGATTGCAAACACGATTTCGACTACAGGCGCGGTGTTCCCGTTCATAGCCGGTGACGCTGTCGCGATATCGGGATGCACGACATATCCGAATAATAATCAGACTTCAATTATACGCGAGGTTGACGCGACACATAAGATATTGTCATTCTATGAGAACATATTCGATAAAGGTGCTGAGGGCGGTACGGTTACGCTTTCAAGGTTAGTGCCGGCTATGGATTTCATATGTGAGTGCAACAACCGCCTGTGGGGCTGCAAGGGTGACAGCATATTCTGCTCGGCATTGGGTGATCCGAAGAACTTTTATAAGTTTGACGGCGTCGCTACGGATTCATACAGTGTGGACGTCGGCAGTTCCGGAGACTTCACCGGGTGTTATTCATATTTGGGATATCCGATATTTTTCAAAGAGGATTCAATTTATAAAGTTTATGGTTCAAAGCCAAGTAACTATGAGGCAATGCGTTCCGCGACATTGGGCACAGCGGTTGGCAGCAGTAAATCCTTTGCAATAGCGGGGGAAGTATTATATTATCAGTCGCGCGTCGGCATCATGGCTTATACCGGCGGAGTTCCGGAGAACATAGCCGCTCCGTTCGGAGAGGTCAGATATGATAACGGCGTCGCGGGTTCCGACGGCGTGAAGTATTATATATCAACGCAAGATTCGGCGAATGCGTGGCACCTGTTTGCATATGATCCGCGTTACGGGCAATGGCACCGTGAAGACGCTGTGCAGGCTGTGGGCTTCGGCTGGTATGGCAATCTGTACATGGCGACACCTACGGGTATATGGGTAATAGGCAATCCTGTCGCGCCTGCGGGGTCTACTGTTGAAGCTTCATTGCCGTGGAGCTATGAGACGGGTGACATGATTGACGGTGACCCGAATAAAAAGGACGTCAAGAAAATCAATCTCAGGTGTGAACTTGAAACCGGGGCGACGCTTAAACTTGAAATCAAATATGATTCCGCGGGGTCGTGGATTACTGTAAAAGAGTTAACCGCAGGGGTGAAGCAAAGCTATTACATGCCGCTGATTCCGCACAGGAACGACCATTACAGGCTGAAATTATCGGGCACAGGGGATATCACATTGCATTCATTAACACGTGAAGCGGGACATGGAAGCGCGAATTAACCACCCCGCCTGCGGGCACCCCTCCGCGGAGGGGAATAAAATTATAAGGGAGCCTGAACGGTTCCCGACGGAGGCAAACAATGGCATACACATATGACGATTTTTTAAGTTATTTACCGCAGCAGGGGTTGAGCGAATCTGACTTCAGCGCGGAAGATTTAGCTTTGGCAAAGAAGGATCCTACCGCAGGTGTCGCGTTAATGGAAGCTAAAGTAGATTATAAAGCTGCAACCACCGACAGTCAGAGGGCGGACGCAAACAACAGGGCTAATCAGACCAGAGCGAAGGCGGGTTATTCAGGCGGCATTGACGGGGTTAGCGGAAACGCTTCTTTGACGCCGGACGATTTGCCGGGATATAAGCCTGTGCAAAGTTCGGCGGTACCCGCAGCGCAGATGCCTACCTCACAGCCGACATCACAGGCGCCGGTATATACACCACAGTCGGCGGTGCAACCTGCAGCACCGGCATATACACCGCCGGCATATTCACCGCCGGCTTATACTCAGCCTTATGATTTGGGTACGCAGACGCCTTCATCGTTTCAGGCGGGTCCTGCTCCGGATCCGTTCGCTTACGAGAAGCAGGCGCCGGTGTATCAGTCAACGGGGAATTATAACAATCAGTACGCGGATCAACAGAAGCAGGCACTCGGTAATGTGACAAATTACGCTCCGTTCAATTTTGACGCGGAGACTAATCCTCAGATGCAGGCTTATACAAAGCAGTACCGCAGAGAGGGCGATAGAGCGATGCAGGACACTATAGGCTCACTGTCCGCGGCTACAGGCGGGATACCTTCAACGGCGGTGGGAACAGCAGCGGGGCAGGCTAATGACTATTATATGTCACAACTCAATGACAAGCTGCCGCAAATTTATGAAAGCGAATATAACAAATATCTCAGCGATTTCGGCATTGCTCAGAATAAGCTCGGCGCGATTAACACACAGGAGAATATTGATTACAGTAAATACTGGGACGGTGAGAAGTTTAATTTTGATAAGTTCCTTTCCGACAGGGATCAGTATAACCAGGACAGAGGGCAGAGTTTCAACGAGTATCAGTCAGGGTTAAATCAGTACAACCAGGATAGAAACTTCGGTTACGGGCAGACGGTTGATGACCTGAACTTTAAGACCGGCAGAAATGATATGGCTCAGCAGAATGCGGTGAATGCGGACAATCAGGGGTATGCAAGGACGCAGGACGCATATAATAACGCGGTAAATGCCGACAATACAGCGTATGAGAGAACCGCATATGCCGATGAAACCGCCTACAACAGGGGGAGAGACACCGTTAATGATACAAATTATGCCGCAGAACAGCAGAGACAGGCAGAAGCGGACACATTTGACAAGCAATATAAGATTGACGCATTAAACGCAGACGAAGAAACTCTAAAGTATAACAAAGCAGTTGACAGATTTGAGCTTATGGGTTACGCTGACGCTCAGACATCTAAAGATTTAGGCGTCCCTGCTAATTCAACATTCGGTGGAGAAGCAGCTGACCTTGCACTGGCACAGTCGAAGAAAGATCTCGAACTGACACAGGCGAATATTAATAATGTGAATAAAGATACCGCGAACAACAAAATCCGTTTCGTAATCTTTATACTTATTAAGACGTAACTGCCCGGCAGTGTAGG